CAACATTAGATTCTTCTGGCTGTCCTTTTTTTAATAACTCTTGATCGCTTTCACTAAAGTTTTCTATTTTAATACCGTTATCTTTTAAATTTTTCCAACCACCTTCTTCGGCAAATGCTATTTCTTTTGCAGTGTTTAAAGCTTCGTTATATATCTGTGTACGTTCATTTTTTATTTTATTATATTTAATTTCTAAATCTTTTAATGCATAACTAAGTTGTTTGGGATCTGTAATTGTAGCTTTTAACTCGTCTTTTAATTCATTTAAAGGACGTAATCCTGTTACAAAATCTACTTTATATGTAAAATTACCATCGTAATTAATACCTTTTTTTATTATTTCTAAATCGTTTGCAATACTGTTTGCAAATTCACCTTCACCAAAACGTGCATATATCTTGTTAGCTTCTTCAGAAATTAATTTATTGTAATTGTTTATTATTTTTTCATTAATTTGTTTTGCATATGTTGCATCTTCTTTATATCTAGTTTTATCTATTTCTATACTAGATTTTGCTTTTGTATATAAAGAATCTGCTTTTTGTACTCCTAAATGTTGTACGGCAAATAAATGTGTTGGCTGGTGTTCGTTTATTAATGTTGCATTAGAATCAAGCTTATAAAATTTTGATTCATTTTTTATTTTTTCTAGAGTATCAATATTGTTTT